ATCAAATTTTATCCATATCTCTTGGCTGTCCGTGGGAATGTCAAAACATTTTTCCTTCGCAGTCTGATAAAAGGCTGTGCCATATATGCTTTTTGTCTTGTTTACTGTTACAGTCGTACCTGGTACAGTTAGCAGGTCAGCCGTACCTATATTTCTATATTTCCAAACCTGATCGGCCATTGTACTGCCTCCCTTACTAAGTCTGAGCCTTACTCAGCCTGAGCCAATTTGCACTGAAGCTGGATAGATACGCTTGTGTCATTGGTCGGCATTTCTGTGCTGGCGCTTGTAGCCTTGACATAGAAAATTTTATTGGTAGCTCCTATGGCATCGCTGATGGTCAGGCTGCTGGCATAGGTTCCATTCTCCGTGGCGCATACGCTCCACTTTGCCGCCGTGGTGCCCGTGAAGCTGATAACAGTATTGCCATGGGTCGTATAACCCGCATCGCAGCGCAGTGCCAGCTTTACTATCTTCGTTTCGCTCTGCGTCGCGTCAAGCGTGACCGTGACAGGGGAAGTCTGCGCCCCATCCTGCGATACTGCCGTTCCATCCGTGCCGCCCTCCGTAGGGTTATTCTTATAGATTTTAAGTATTGCCGCCATTGTTTATGCCCTCCCTTAAATGAACCAAAATTCTAAATTTGCAATGACATACTTTGGAAAGCGGTTTTCATATCGCCACGACTTAATTACAATCCTCGCGCGGGGATATATCTCACCGCTTTCGTCTGTGATTACGCACATCGAGCGGCTTTGCCAATATTGCTTCACGGTTACAAAATCCGCTTTCGTGAATCTCGCTTCGCACGAAATAGTATCACCCAGCCGGACATTGCCCCAGTCCTGCACGACTACGCCGCCTATGACTTCTATGCGCTCCTGCCTGTCGTCGGGCTTATATACCCAGTTCTTTGGGGTTTCATGCGTCCATACATTGCCGATTCGTATTTTCATCATTCATCACCCAGCATAGTTCAGCCCGCCCCCGCTCATCTCACGCTCTACCGTAGCCGTGACTGCCTCGGCCACCTGAGCGGATACATCATTGACAAGCTCTTCCTTCATTTCATCATCAAATACGTAGGCGCCGCCAAGATCGACATTTACGTTGACATTCGGAGAATATACCTGCGGAGGCTGTGCCTGCAGTGCCTGTGTCATCGCCCCGGCCATCTGCTGGTAGTCAATCATCTGGAAGCCCTGAGACTGACCACCGCCGTTTAGCACATCAAAGCCGCCCGCACCCATGCCGCCAAAGTCCTTGATAAACACGCTCCAGTCGTTTGCCTGCTTCATGGCTTGCTGAAAACCCTGAATCTCAGCCAGGCTGGTGGACACATCGCCAGGAGACAATCCTGCGTCCTTGAGCATAGCATTGCGCATGGCGTTGATGGCGTTCTGCTGTCTTTGCTCCGGCGATGCGCTCAAATCGTACATCGAGAATCCGTCCCCGCCAAAGCCGGCAGTCTGCCCCGCCATGGCCTTGCGGTAAATGTCCAGGTACTTCTTTTGCTGTGTGAACATCTCTTTGACAGCATCGCCGTAGGCCTGTTTCTTCTGGGCTTCCGCATCGCGTGTTGCCTGAACTTCGTCCTGACCTTTTTTTATCCATGCCTGACGCTCAGTTTCAATCTGCCGCAGCCTCTGATTCAATGCTGTATCGTAAATACCGGACAGCTTCTGAGCTGTCTCCTTTTCCAAATCCTCGGTGGCCTTGCCGCGCTCCAGCTCCGCTTTCCGGTTGACCAGCTCAGGATCCGCGCCCCTGGCCAGCATCTTTTGGGCTGACTTGTCGATATCCAGCAGCCTGTTGTCAAGGTCGCTGTTGGTCAGGCGCTCTATGCTCTCCTGCAGCTCCTCATTTGCCTTGGCGGCTTCCTCGCTGGCTGTCTTGAAGGCATCCTCCATTTTCTTGGCGGCTTCCTCCCAGGCTTCAGCTTCAGGTTTTGCGCCCTGCTCGATGGCATCCTGCGTGGTCTTTTTTATCTCGGCAAGCTGCCGTTTCAGGCTTTCGCTGGTGCTTGTTTCCATGGCTTTGTCGAGCTTCATTTTTGTATCAGCCATTTTTTGGTACTGCTGATACTGCTCCATGCCATGCTTCAGAAAATCATTGTAATAGTTTTTCTGCTCTGCCGGTTTACCAGCGCCCTTGTTCGCTTCCTGAGCAATCTGTTCGCGGTACCTTGCTTCATCGGCATCATCCATGGCGGCAACGATTAATTTGTTGACACCTGTATTTATCCAGTCGCCGACCAAGGGCACGCGGCTCATAGTAAACTCAGGCACTCGCAAGGCCGCGCCCATGTTGTGCTCATCGGCCCATTTATTGACTATTTTTTTGTCAGTTGACGCGCCAGTCACGTCGTCAATGGCCCTGCTGATATCTCCGAGGAGCCCGAAAACTGAAGCAAGTCCTGCCGCCATATCAATAATGCCGCCGAGTGTTTCGCCCGCGACCTGTCCGAACTCCTTGATGCCGTCCTTGTTATCGCGGATAACGCCGACTAAGGTTGTCAGCCCGTCGGTGACACCGGGTATCAGCTCGCGGATGAGCGGCACCATGGCGTTTCCAAGCGCCCCTGTGAGCTGACCGGCTTCAGCCTGCAGTGTCTTCCATTCGAGGTATGTCTCATGGGCGGCCTTGGGGTCGGACAGCCCTGTAGTCTGTACGCGGCGGTTTACCTCTGCCAGCGTTTTGTACTCTTCAAGCAGCGGGACCAGCGACGCCCCCCGGGGGCCTAGTACGTTAGCGATAAAGCTTTCTTCATTGCCGGCCTGCAGGGCTCTTTCGTATCCCTCGGCCAGCTGTTCAAGCTGCTGGTTGTATGGCAAAAGCTTGCCCGTGGCATCTTTCAGCTGGATGCCGTAATTCTGCAGGGATCGCGTCAGCGTATTGCCCTTTTCTCCTGCCGATTCAAGCTGCTTGTCCAGCCGGGCAAAAACAGGAATCACGGAATTGATATCCGTGCCGGACATATCGAATATACGTTTTAAATTTGCCGCTTCGGCAGTTGTGGTATGCAAGCGCTGGGATAGCTTATAGAGCGCCTCACCGCTCTCGACCGAATTCTGCGCCATCGAGTACAGACCGCCCAGGCCTGCTACAGCGCCCACGGTAGCAGCCACTGCGGCATTGACTTTGCCAAAACCCGTCACCAGACCGTCAATTCCGCCCCTGGCTGATTTAGCCGCAGCAGTAAATCTGGAAAATCCGCCAGTAAGATTTGCCGTGCTGGTCTTCGCCAGCTCAGCATTGAGCGACTTGACGTCCGCTTTCAGAGATTCTACAGCTCTCTCAGCCTGCAGCATCTGCGTCTTTATGCCCCGGGTCCAGCCATGATTTTCTCCAAACTGCTTTGCTGAAGACTGGTAAGCAAGCTTTATGAGTTCCAACTTCTGCTGCTGTTTAGCAAGCTCCTGATTAATTCCTGCTTCCTTGGCTTTAAGCGCATCGATATGCTGTCCCGCTGAGGTCAGCTTTGTAACATCGATTTCAGTTTGGATCTTTATTTGCTTGGTATCACTGTTAAGCCTTGCCATGGCCTGCTTGACCGTCTGCCCGGCCTCGGTGAATCCCATCTCCAGCGGGTCAAGATTAAGCCCCAGAGTAAGCATCAGGCTTTCGCCGGATTGGCTTAATGCATCTTTTGCCATCGTCTCCTCCTATAGCTTCAGGTCATCTATGTAACCTCGCTTGGGTGCATTCTTTACTTTGGTTTGCACAGCAAGCTGGTCAAAGAGAAACGCTATTTCAATCGCGCCTATTTGTGCCGGCGTCCAGTGATGCGCCTCTTGCAGCTGGGCGTAAAAGTGCAATATCCATTCATACGGAGACAGGTCGCACCTTATTCCTTCCCCGTTTCCTTGTTTGGGAGTGCTTTGAGCTTGTCCAGGGCGCATTTCATAATATGCCCCGCCATATCGTTGTAAGCAGGCAGGATGTCCTCCACCGGCAACTTTGCCGCTTCCTCATCATCGAGCTGATAAAACTCTTTGATAATGTCATAGCGCCCTTTCAGGATATCCACCATGCTCTCACTGTCCTTTTCGCTGTTCTCCAGCTCTGCCAGCTTGAGCCACATTGCCATCGTTGGCCTGGGTAATTCATGCCTGTTGCCGTCAATGATAATCTCCACGATTGTACCTCCTTTGGAAAAGAGGAGGCCGAGACCTCCCCTGTATGAACAACGATGAAAGTTACGGTGCCACCACCGGATCAACTGACGTATACCAAGTGTCACCAACACCGGCCTTCTGCTCTTCGTCAGCCTGCGCCAGTGCCAGCCCGTCACAAGTGCGATAAATTGCCGTGGCCTTCATGGTGGGCGTGTTGTAGCTGATATTCGCCTCCTTGGTATGAGCAGTCTCCTCCGGCTCCTGGAATTGCACCTTAAAGAACTTCACGAAACGCTTTTTATTGTTGCGCTTGTCGCTTTCAAACATGACGGCGAAATACGGAGCTGAGTCGTCCTTATTCACCTTCATGACGCCGTTCTCATCAATGGTATGTCCCAGAAGCTTGGCCTTGTACTCCAGCGGGAATCCCGCCATCGAGAAAGTAAGGTCATACTTGGAAATCACGCTGGACGAATCTACGGCGGCATTATCCGCGTAAAGCTCCACGCTGGAAGTCTGAGGAGAAATCTGTACTTCAATAAGCCGGGGAAATGAAATTATTTCCCCATAGGTCGCGGCCCCGCCGCTCTCATCCGTCAAAAGTTCTGCAAAATGCAGATTCTGCACGCCAATAAAAGGCGAATTCGTTACACCACTAGTTAATGTTCCGGACATTAGCTTTCAACTCCTATTCTGAAATCTGTGATTAAAATCTTCTCGCCGTCTTCAATATACGGCATTGTCCGCACCCGCTGGAAGCCCAGATCCTGCAGGATGCTCTTTAGTTGCTGATACACCACAGCATATTCGCCGTCCTTAGTGACGACATGAAAGCGCATTGTCACCCTATGCTCCAGCTCAAGATTATCTCCCGAAAGAGCGGGGTCATCAGAGATAGGCGAATAAACGATATACGGATAGCGGAGGCTGTTGCCGCCGGGAGCCTGCAAATGATATATATCTGCAATCGCTGACATTAAATCGGCATTATCTGTAATGGCTGCATAAACTGCGGCTTCCAGTTCTGTAGTTTCCATGCCATCACACCTTTCCGTTGGCGGCCTTCATCACCGCATTCCATATTCTTTGCTTCACCTCATCACGATGAGCCTCCATGGCCGGGTAGAGGAAAGGCCTGTTTATCTTGGGGCTGAATTCAACGACCGGGCCATAAAGGAAACCATTTTCATCTGCGGCATCAGCAGAAATGTTGTATGCGTTTCCGCCACGCTTTTTCTCGGCTTTGATCGAGTCCCGAAGTTGTCCGGTGTCTACCGGGCACCTGGCTTTTGCCTCTTCTACTACGGTCCGGGCACAAGCTGCAAGCTCATCCCTCGCCGCCTGAAGGGCACGGTCGCCCATCTCCCTGAGTGCCTCGACTGTCTGGTTCACGCCTGCCGTGGAGTAGGTGCGGCTGAAATCCTTATCCCTGTAATGATTATGCCTGCCCATCCTCAACCGCCTCCCTGCATTCAAGCACCGTCCAGAGTTTGCGGCTTTCCGCATCATACGGCGGTGCCGTCATCTGCAGCCTGTTCCCTCGCCAGATGATTTCATCATCAGGCTTTATCCCCTCGCGGTATCGAATAATGATTCGATAGGTCGCGTCTGCCCGGCGTTCTATGCCTGACTCCTCAATTTTTGCGGTGAGAGGCAGGACTTTTGCCCAGCAATTGAACCGCTCGGCATCAGTGCTGCCGATACGGTCGCCCCTGGCGTTAATCGCCGGCGTGTTATACACCACGGATATCCGCTCCGTAAGGTCATCTATGGTAGTCCTGAGGATTGTTCCGGAGTTTATCACGGGGCATCTCCGCCTTCCACATTCTCATCATTGGCATCGGCGGCAACCGGCACCCAGTTCTGCAACTGTGTTATCTGCGACCTGATGTAGTATGGATAATCGTCCCGGCCATCATTCGATGGGTCGCGATTACGATACATCTCAGAGATAAGCGCCAGCTGCACGAGGTCAGCTTTGGCCGCAAAATCTGAATCTGTATAGTAAGTTTCAAACTCATCGACTGCGCTTTTAAGATAGCTGCCGGCCGCCGCTATGACGGCGGTCAGCAGACTATCATCCTGGGTAAGGTCAGCATCGATACGCAGATATGCTTTTGCATCTGCCAGCGTTACCATGGCCTCACCTCAATCTCAGCCATTGGAAACAGTGACAGTGCCATAGGCAAGCGCTGCGGCGTCATCGACGGTAGTACCAAAGCGCTCCACCGCGCGGATGAGCGTGGCGTTCTTGGTGAAGCCCGCCTCAGTGGAAACTGCCACCTCAACACCCTTGCGCTCAAAGAAGGCCAGATAATCAGCCAGAGAACCGACATAGAACGGAATCTTGCCGGTGGGGCTTGCCAGCACGTTATTGCCGATCACGACAATCTCGTGGCCACGGAAACGATATTTCTCCGGCTCGGTGACATCAGGCGTGAGAAGCGGGCGGTTATTGCCATCGTCCAGCTCGGCCAGCCACTGCATGCCGTCCTGATTGGTGAAGATTTTCGCGCCAAGACCAATCGCCGGGTCAAGAGCCACGTTGAACATCTTCATCAGTTTCTTGGCCGTGAGTCCCGTATAACCGGAGGTCTCGGTCTTCGGGAGCTTGTTCACAATATCAAGGTTCTCGGCATTGACCGCACGACGCACGAAACGCTTGCCGATAATGTCGATGAGGTTTACATTCGCATCTTCAAGAATCTCGTTGGAGACAGGAATGATGTCACCGTAAGATGCCACCGTGTAAGTCAGCTGGCCAAAAGTAATATCATGCTCAGTAATCGCGTTCAGCTCATCGAAATTGAGCAGGGCTTCAGTCTCTGCTCCAAGGGTCGGCCACTGGCCGGTCTTGCTTCCTGCCGTCTGCACGTTGCAGTAGTCTTTCAGATTGTAGTAAGCACGGCGCAGCTCTTCCAGCTTGGGCATCTGCTCCACAGGAACGAGATAGCCGCCCTTGCCGGGTGTCACTTCAACCTGACCGGGAGTGCCGGCAGCATTCACAAACTCCCTTTCCTCCTCGTTCAGCTGACGGCCGAGCACCAGTTTATTGAACACACGATTGGAAAGCGCCGCACTGCTCTCATTGCTGATGACATGAGCGGGCTTCAGGCTGTCCTGAGCAGTGAGTACCTTTTGGGCATCCTCGATGCTCTGAGCCATCTCCAGATCGCTCCTGATTGCGTCCAGCTCTTTGGCCGCATTCCTGGCCTTGTCCATCTCCCCAGCCTGCTGGAATTTCTCAATCTCAGCCAGCTTAGCGTTCATCACTTTCTTGAGTTCATCGGTCTTCTTCATCTTGCCATTACTCCTTTCGCCATAGCAATAGCTATGTATATCTCATCTCTCATATTGGCTTTGTCCGCTTGTGCAGTCGGTTTTTCATTCGGCATTTCTGCAGATTTGTCGTCAAATCTCAGGGCATCCGGAATCTTATGCAGGCTCTTGGCCAGCTTTTCACGGTTCCCGCTGCAGTTCAGTGCCGGAGACGCATCAAGCAG